GGGTGACGGTCAGCGTGCCGGCCTGGTACGGAACCGGGTACAGCGTCAGGGTCGCGTTCGGGTAGTCGTTGTCCAGGGCGGCCCATTCCGGCACGCCGGGCACCGCCTTGACCGCCAGCGCGTCGTAATCCACGTCGCTGACAATCTCGATCGGGAAGTCGACGCCGCCGCCGAAGGTCACGCGCGCCGAGTCGATCGCATCCATCGACAGCGGGCGCTGGCCGACGCCGGCCGGGCCGAGAATATAGGCGGCCTGGTTGGCCACCAGCGGCACCACGGTGTCGATGCTGGCGTACACGGCCAGGTTCTGGATCGAAAGCGCTTCCAGCACGTCGTTAAACTTGTCTAGGGCGTCCGTCGTCATGTCGGCGCCCGGGGTCTCGCCGACCGCCAGCGCCTTGACGGTGACCAGCGCGGCCGTAATCAGGTCCAGAACCGCGGCCATGTCTTAGCCCTCGGCTTTCGCGGTGCCGCGGGTGCGCTTGGCAGGTGCTGCCGGCGGCGTCACGGTGTCGCCAGTTGCGGCGCCCTCTGCAGCTGCCGAAGCGGCGCCGGTGTCGCCACCGATATCGCCAGTTCCTGCGACGGCCGCGCGCTGCGCTTCAAAGTCGGCACGCTCACGCGCCAGCGCTTCCTGCTGCTCGGTCAGGGCGGCGGTCTGTTCGCGCAGGGTGGCGCGGTCCTGCTCGATCTGGTCGCGCATGCCGGCGAGGCGGGTTTCTTCGGCCTGCACATGGGCGGTGAACTCGTCCACGGCTTCGTCCAGGCTCTGGCGGCGCTCGGCGTCGTCAGCGATCGCGGTGCTGTTGTCGCCGGTGCCGGTGTCCAGGTTCACGCCAGGAACAGCGGCTGCAGCGGTCACGACGGCCGGCGTGCCGTCGACGGTCTCGAGCAGGTATTCGGCCGGGATCTCGGCCAGCTGTTCGGCGTTGGCCACCACCACCTGCGCGTGCGGGTTGCTGCGGTGGGTCAGGGTCATCGGAAATTGCAGGGTTTTCATGCGCTTTTGCTCCAAAAATGCCCGGCGCATCGTGATGATGGGCCGGGCCGGGTGGTGGGTTCCCGCTTACGCGGGAATGGATCAGTTGGCGACGGTCAGGCCCGGGGCGGCGACGATCGACCAGTCGACCACGACGGCGGCGGTCGCGTTGGCGTTGCCGTAGATGGTCACGGAACCAGCGGCCGGCACCACGCGCGGCAGGCTGGTCAGGGTGCCGTCAGCGGCGGCTTGCGCGATGTTGGCGACCACTTTGGTGTTCGCGTCGATGTTCGGGTTGGTGATGGTCACCGACGAAGTGCCGGCGCCGATCACCACCGTGCCCTGGATGCCGTCATAGGCGATGCTACCGGCGGTGATGTTGGCCTTCGATGCGTTGGCCGACGCCATGCCGGCGGCGATCAGGTTTGCTTCGACGTTGGTGGACAGGCCGACGACGGTGCCGCCGATCAGGCCGCGATAGTTGCGGTTCAGGTTGATTGCCATGGTGCTGATTCCTTCGATTGAATGGGATTCGATGAAGTGGGGCGACAGGCGCCCCACGGTTGCGTGCTACTCGCCGTTATCAGGTCGTGTAGTACTTGGCCGACAGTTCGGCATACGGCGCCGCCCAGCCGAACAGCACGTCCATGCGCATGATCGGGACGTCGTTGGTGCCGTCGTAGAAGTCGGTCACCTTGATGGTGAAGCCGTTGCTGGTCTCCTGGTGCACGTCGATCACGCCCTTGCCGCCCGGCGGCGCCCACATTGGCACCATGGCCAGGGTGAACGCATCCTTGTGATAGGCCACGTTGGTCTGGTAGCTGGTCGACGCGGCGCCCACGATCAGGAAGTTCTGGCCAGCGGTCGGCGATGCGGTCACGTTCTGGAACGCGCCGTTGGTCACCAGGGCCGGCGACACCGGGATGGCGGTGGCACCTGCGGCCAGGTCAGCGGTCACGACGAACTGCGCCAGCACGCCGGTCGACTGACGCGACTGCGGGTTCACGGCGAACACGCCCGGCCAGGTGATGACCGTGCCGCGGGTGATGGTGCCGCCCAGCGCTGCCACGTTGATCGACGCGCCAGCCTGGCCTGCGCCGTTCACGGCGGTGCCGGTCACGACTTGGGTGCCGTTGGTGTGCGTGTCCACGTTCTGGTCCATGCCCACGTTCAGGCCGAATGACGGCACCAGCATGCCGCTGTTGTTCTGTTCGCTGATGGTCTTGCCGGAATTGAACAGACCAGCCAGGCCCTGGACCATGTTGCCGTGCGGGCGCGGCGCGGCGATGAAGGTGCGCTGGCCCTTGACGCGCGGCGCGCCCATTTCGTCCAGGCGGGCGTTCAGGTCGGTCATCGCCTGGATAGCGCTGGCCTGGCTGTTCGGTGCGGCGCCGGTCGGGTTCAGGCAGTTGAAGCTGGCGTAGTGCGCCAGCTGCAGGCCCTGGCGGTCGATCTCGTTGGCCACCACGGCGACGGCGGCGGCGATCTTGTCCTCCAGCTTGGTCACCGACAGGGTGCGCTCGGCGGCGGTGAACTGCAGGTCGCAACCACCCTGCTGCAGGGTCAGCGGGATGGTCGGTTCCACGGTTGCCTGCGGGGATGCGACGCGGCCGGCGCGGTACTGGTAGCGCGGCGGTTTCTTGATCTGGATGGTCTGGCCGGGCGCGTAGCCGCGGTTCATGTTCTCGCTGAATTCGGCTTCATAGTCGCGGTTGACGTTGGCCGAGAAGGTCAGCATGTTTTCCAGAATCGCCAGCGATTCCTTCGCGACGACGGAGCAAGTTGCAAGTTGGTTTGCCATTTTTACGGGTTCCTAAAATAGGTGGGGTTGGATGGGTGTTAGCTGATGTATTTCGAGCCCTGACCCTTGCGCCATGCCTTGTATTCATCCATGGACATGTTTGTGGGGTCGGTGTTGGGCGGTGCGGACGCGGCGCCGGCCGGGCGGGCTGGCGGCGGTGCGCTAGTGGTGCGTGCAGCAGGTGCAGCGGCAGCTGCAGGTGCCGAAGTGGTCGCGCCGGCAGCTGGTGCCGCGGCGGCGGCCCTGGCTTCCATTGCGCCCAGCGCCATGAACATCTGCGCGGCCGGCAGGCCTGCGATGCGCTGCGCTTCGGCGGGGTTCTTGGCCAGCGCGTACACGATATCCGGACCATGCGCGCTGGCCTTCAGGGCGGCCAGCATGTCGTGCGTGATCTGAATATCGGCCTTGCCTACGACGTCCACGAAGTCGGGGATGCGGCGGGCCGCCTCCGCTGCGCGTTCGTTGTAGGTGGCGTCGACCGCGCCGGCCGCCTCCTGCTGGTACTGCTCGGCGGCCTGGCTTGCCTGGTTGGCGGCGACCTTGCGCGCAGCTTCGTCAATGCGGTGCTGCTGCAGGGCGGCTTCGTAGTCGTCGTCCGTGGCGAATTCGTGCGCTTGGGGCGCGGGGTTGCCCTTCTGGGTTCCCTCCGCGATCGCGCGCCAGCGTGCGGCCTCTCGTTCGGCAGCATGGCGTGCGTGGGTAAGCTCATCAATCCGTTTCTGAATCTTCGACTTGAAGCGCCCGGCATCGTCGCGGTCTGCTTCGGTGCCTTCGGTGGTCGTGGTGCCGTCAGCCTGGCCGGGTTGGCCCTGCTGCGTGCCCTGGTCGGCGTTCTGGCCAGCTGCGGGTGCTGCGGTGCCGGCGGGCTGGGCCTGGCCTGCAGCCGCACCTTCCGAACCGCTGGCCGGCGGCGTGGTGGTGGTCTGCTGGGTCGGCGCGGCCTGCGCGGCTGGCGCGGTGGCGGTAGTGTCGACTGCTGGGGCGGTGGTTTCAGTTTGCATGGATCATCCCAAGAATTTAGAACCCGGAATCACTCCGGTTGGGCCAGGGTTTGCGCCGGTTCCGCTGCTTGGCTGGCAGCGGGGCGGGAATCTTCGGTTTGTGCGGCAGCGGACACCAGGGCGGCCGGCGGCGGCATCTTGGCCAGCAGCAGCTGGATCAGGCCCTTGATCTCTTCAGCGTCGGCCTTGCCTTGCGAATTGATGCGGGCGACTTCCTCGCGGCTTCCGGCGTCCACATGGGCCTTGTCCAGCATGGCCTGATGCCCGGCTTGCGCCTCGGCCAACTGCTGCTGCAGTTGGTCGATCAGCTGGTCGGCCTTCTGAATGTGCTGCTCGATCTCGGGCGGCAGCGGCGGCGGTCCTGCTTCCTGACCTTCCTCGTTTTCCTTGTCGGCCTGGCGGATCTCCTGCGGAATGCTGGCGGTCAGGCGGCGCGCGATGGCTTCGGCGCCCGGCCAGTCCATGTTCTCGACCACCTTGTCGCCGGCCACGTCCAGCAGCTTCGGCCACTTGCTGCCTAGCTCGATCATTGACGCCTGCGCCTCTTCGCGCTGGCTGGCGTAACCCGGGCCGGCGTCGAAGGTCACGCCGTAGCGGCCCACGGTGACGTCATTCAGGATCTTCTGGACCTGCGCGGTCGGGTCTACGATCGGCATGCCCTGCACGTCGATCGGCTGGCCGGCTTCGTTGGTGGCGGGCTGGTTGATTGGCTTGGATTCGATCTGTCCGTTCTCGCGCATGATCTCGACCACGCGCGCGGCGTCGTAGTAGTGCGGGATCATGTCGACCAGGCAGCGGCCGCAATGGCGAATGGAACGGTGCAGGTTGTCGATGAAGTGGAAGTTGGCCACGTCGCCCTGGCGCTGCTGCTGCGCTTCCTGCACGCCGCTGGTCGCGTTGCCGCGGGCGCCCAGGCTGGAATCGAACAGGCCGGTGACCGCCTTGATGTTGTCGGCGGCGTGCAGCGCCATCTGCAGCATGCCGGCAGGGACGTCGGCCATCGGGGAACGCTGCGGCGGCGGCGCCATCACGCCGTCGATCGTGACCGGCTTGTATTCCAGGTATGCGAAGCTGCGCTTGTTCGCCTGCGCCCACTTCTTTTCGTGCCCTTCGAACTGACCTTCAGCACCGATAAACGGGGTCTTAGGCCGCAGGCTGACCTCTTCGGTCGCGCTGGTCATCCAGAAGTTATACATTTGCGCCGGGTCTTTGGCGTCGCGGATGATGCCCTTTCGGGTCACCTTGCCCTGGATGTCCAGTTCTTCGCCCCATACAGGGAAAACCGGAATCCACTGACACATGATCTCGGTTTCTTCCAGGACGCCGCCGGCGTGCGCCTTCGCCCACTTCAGCTGGGGGATCTGGGTTTCGCGCTTGTTCTTGACGATGGCGCCGGCCGGCGGGGTCTCGGTGGTGGTCGTGCCGTCGCCCAGCAGGCACAGGGTCGCGGCCTTGTATTCGAACCAGTAGTACTCGACCACGCGCACCATGCTGTCGGTCATCCATCCCGGCTGGATGCTGTTGCCCAGCGCGCTGATCGCCGTGCGGCACTCGCCCAGCTTGCCCGGGTAGGTGCGGTCGAACTCGGCGCGCGGCATGTCCGACACGATCGCGCATTCCTTCGCGTCGCTGCCGTCGCCTTCGACGCTGGCCGGGTCGAAATAGACCTTCAGGGCATCGCGGATGCGCTGGTACTTGATGACCTGGTTGAAGCTGGTGGGGCTCTCGTAGTCGGTGATCAGGCGCCAGAATCCGAAGCCGATGGCAGCGGCGCTGTTCACGGCGGTGTCGTAGGCGGTGTCGGCGTTGCTGCCGTTCTCGATCTGGCGAATCATGCCCTGGTAAAGCTCGGCGCCCTCATCGTCGGCGCCGTGGCCGACCGGGTGCACCTTGATGCCTACCTTGTTCTGGCGCTGGTCGTTCGTAACCTGGTGCAGGTAGGTCGGCAGGCGGTTGAAGGTCAGGCACGGCCGGCCCTCAAGCTGGCGCTGGCGCTTTACCTGCTCGTCCCACTGGTCGCCGGCCAGGAACTTCAGGTCGGCCACGGCATTCAGGCGGTTTTCGTTCTCGCCCTTGATCGCCGTGTCGGTGAACGTGCGGATGCGCTTCAGCAGGTCGCTGTCGGTCCAGCTGTTGGTTTTATTGCCCATGTGTAGCAGCCCATTGTTGCGCCGCGGTGCGCGGCAGTCGGATCAAAATGACTTTGGGGGTGCTTTGGAGGGTGGTAAAACCGAACTTGCGGCTGTACCAGTCGACCAGCTGGGCGGTAGTCGGGCCGCCGTGGTCGAATGCCTCGGGCATGAGCATCAGAAGTTTGTTTGCCTGGTCGGCTTGCTCACAAACATCTTGCATCAAGGAATTAGCGGCATTATTGCGTCTTTCCTGATGGGAAGTAAACAAGTTTGATATTTCCAGCACCCGGTCGCGGTCGGCGATTGGCACGATGCCGCTGTAGCTCAAGTCCAGGCTGGCGCCGCCTAGGACGATCCGGCCAGGCTTCAGCGCCCGGGTGTCGGTGGTGATGCTGGCCAGTGCAGCGGCGGCCAGCGCGGTCTTTTTCAGGTTCATCCCATCCATGCGCTTTCTCCCATGTAGTCGTTTTCGGTGTCGGCTTGCGCCTCTTTTTTCGGCGCCTTGACCAGGGCCGGGAATAGTTCGGCCAGGGCCCACACGTGGGCGTCGGCACGGTTCGGTGATTTCGGGCCGGTGTAGCCCGACGTGGAAAAGGCACAGAGTTCGTCTTCAAGCTTCGGGAACAGGCCGACGTGGCGCACCTTGCCCTGGTCGTATAGGACGCTGAAGGGCTCGGCGCGCTGGGCCTTGCCGCGGCTGGCGGTGACCATCTTGAAGTTCACGCGCATGCCCAGCTTCGCGGCGGCCGCCTGCACAACAAACTTGACCATGCCGCCGCCGAAGTTGGTCTCGCCTACGATCGCGTCGGCGCTGTGCCGCTGGTACGCCTGGACGGCGACGCCGCCCCAGATGGTCGGGCCGGCCTTCACGGTCAGGTCTTCCAGCAGGTAAGCATTGCCGTCGACGCCCAGGCCTTCGACGGTGATGCCCACTTCGTCGTTATCGGCGTTCTGGGCGTCGTCGCTGGCACCACTCGGGTCGACGGAGACCACCACGCGCACCAGGGCGGGCACGTCCTCGGGATCGGCGCGCCAGCGGTCGACCGTCGCTTCATCGAACAGGGCGTTGGGCGTGGCCTCGGCGAACTCGCCGCGTTCGAAGCGGCGGCGCATGCGCTCGGACAGGCCAGCCAGGGTGGCCAGGTATTCCGGCGACAGGTTCGCTTCGTTGTCGCGCGGGTTCATCTGGAAGCTGTCGTAGTTGTCCGGATTCGGCAGCGGCTTCTTCGTTTCGGGGTCCAGCTTCTGCTTGAAGACCTTGAAGGTCCAATGCATCTTGCTCGGCGGGTTGCAGTCGAACAGGTACCGCAGCTTCAGGGGCTGGGCCACGCCGTTGATCATCTGGGTGCAGCGCTGCGCCAGGCGGGTCAGCAGCAGCTGCACGCCTTCCCACTGGATTTGGCTGGCCTCGTTCACGTAGATAGTCGCGAACTCCATGCCCAGCACCTTCTCCATGCGGTCCTTATCGTCCAGGCCGAGAAACCAGATTTCGCTGAAGATCGGCTGGCCCTTGTCGTCCACGCCGGTCCTGATCTTGGCGAAGCCCTCGGACATGTTGATGTCCCAGCCGTCGCCCTTCACCAGGTCGGGGTAGCAAACCCGCATCACCTTCGGGAAGGTGTCGCGCATGATCGACGCCTTCAGGTGGTTGAAGCGCCACCGCACGATCAGGTGGCGCGACCCGGGCGCCTTCAGCGCGCGCAGCACGATGTTCCGGACGATCAGGAAGGTCTTGCCGCTTCGGCCACCGCCGAACAGCATCAGCCAGGTGCAGGCACCGGACAGCATTGCCTGCGCCATCAGCTGGCGCGGGGTCGGGTTGAAGCCGGAAACGGTCACAGGGCGGCATCCGTCGCGCTGAATTGCATCTGGATCGGGCCGCCGTTCGCGCCGGTCAGCTCCTGGCGGATCGACTCGCCGTATTTCTTCGGCGCCCACTTGGCCAGCAGCTTGAGGCGGGTTTCTACCTGCAGCTTGCGGTGGCCCAGCATGTCCTCGCGCTTGACCTTTTTGCCGTCCTCGCTGGTTTCCTCGGTCTCGCCGATCTGCGGCGTGTCGGCGATCTCGAGCGCCTCTTCGGCAATGGCGTCGAAGCCCAGCTCGCGCGCACGCGCGATGCGTTCGGCAAACGTGCGGTTCGCCTCTATCCATCCATACACGGTCTGCCATGCCGGCATGTGGGCAGCACGGCAAATCTGGCGCAGCGGTTCACCTTCCGCAATGCGGCGGCAAATCTCGCTTGCTGCCTTTTCCGTGTACGTTGTTTTGCGCCCCATGTCGATTCCCCTGATCAAGATTCCCGGTGGAATGTATTTCCAGCCAGAACAAAAGTCAACGGATGAGCGCGTTTACCTCGATAAAGCATGCGAAAACACACATCAGGGCGGGTTTTATGCACGAAACAGGGCGATTTATGCAGATGCGGCGATCGGCTGCGCCGAGAATGAGAAAGCCCGCCGATGCTTGCGCAAGGGCGGGCTAGGGGGCGGGGATTGGAGACAGTCGACAGAGCTGGGGACCGGCGACGTGCCCAATGTACGGCGGAATATTCCCTACTGTCAACAGGTTTGTGCTACTTCAGGGCGCCGGATGGGTGGCGGCGCTTCAGGTCGGCTAACAGGTCCGCGCTGGTGCGCCCGGACTCCCTGGCTTCACGCGAGCCACGCGCAAGGAACAGGGGGCACGGCAGGCTGTCGGACTTCTCGGGGCGATCGTGACCAGAACAGAAGGCGGCGGCGGTGTCGAACCTTGCACAGTCGCCGCATGGTATCGGTTCCCGGTTCATCCTTCGGCGGCCTGCTGCACGGTCTCGCCTTCGGCCCGGGCCACCTGCACCTGGTCTGTCATCCGAATGAAGGCCTGATGCTGGCGCACTCGCTCGTTCAGGTTGCGCTTGTACTCGGATTCGGTCTCGTTCCTGGTCCTGACCGCCTCTTCCAGCTTGCGTTCGCGCTCGGCAGCGCTGTCGGCCAGCATCTGCTTCACCTTGGCCAGCTGCGCGCGCCCTTCCTCGGAAAGTGCCGAATCTGGCACTTCTGGCGGCGGCAGCAAGGCGGTCACGCTGGGCGCCGGCAGCAGGCCTTGGTCTTGGGCGCGCTGCAGCACCTGCGCCTGCTGGGCCTTATCCCAGCCCAGGTGGGCCGACCAGACCACCGGGCGACGCTGGGCACGCGCTGCGGCGATCAGGCGCGTGTAGGTCTCGGTGAAGGTCTTGCGGGCGGTGATCGGGCCGCTGGTCTCAATCACCGGGCGCGCCATGTTCCAGGCCTGCGCGGTCTCCGACGTCCACACCACCGTGTCGCGCTCGTCCTGGCTGGCCAAGGCGATCGCCCAGGCCTCTTCCGGCCCGGGGCGGCCGTCGCCGTTGGTGCTGGCCTCGATGTGATCCACGACGTCGGACGGCGTGGGCGTGAACTTGCCGCGCTTGACGTGCGCCGCCAGCGCGGCGCGGACCTGCGGCATCGGGTATTCGGCCAGCGCCTGGAAGAACAGGGCCTGCGCGGTCGGGCTGATCACCTTGGCCGCTGGCGTCTTCCCCAGCACGTCGAAGGCGGCCTGCAGCAGGGCGGCGAATTCGTCAAAGTCGTTTTCACGCATGTTCGATCACTCCCGGGTCTTCCTGCTCTGCATTATCGTCCACCTGGCCACCACCGAACAGCAGGCGCTTCGCTTCGGCCGCGTTGGCGGCGTTCTGCTCGGCGACCGACTTGCCGGCGGCAGGCTGGCCACCAGGCCGCGGCGCCAGCGGGTTGCGTGCCATGCGCTCGGCCAGGGTATTCCATTTCTCGCGCAGCTTGCCGGGCGACTGAATATTCGCGCACCAGAACGAATCCTTTTTAGCCCACAGGAACAGCTCGCAAATCTCGGCATGCGTGCGGCCGTCGATCTCGCGCATCAAGCGGACTTCGTTGGCCCAGACGTCGGGATTCATCGGGCGCGCGGTCGGGTTCACCCGCTTCACCAGGTCGAACATCCAGCTGGCCGCCTTGTGGTCTTCCGGAGTCCCATGGTGTTTTTTCGCCTTCTCCACAGGGGTTGGGTTAACTGGTGGTTCATCTGATGGTTCAGTGATGGTTATGGGTGCGAGCACAGCAGGGGGTGGGTGCAATGGCTGCGGGGGTGGGGGTGCAGCATCTGCGGGGGTGGGGTGCAGATTCTGCGGGGTGCAGATTTTGCTGCTGTCGATGTGGTAGTAGGTGCTTCGGCCAGTACGAAATTCACGCCGCACAATGCCCAGCTTTTCCAGGTCGGCGATGTGGCCCTGAATGGTGCGCTCGGCCATGCTGCACTTCCGGACCAGCGTGGCCACGCTCGGGTAACACACGCCTTCGTCGCTCGCGTTGTCGCACAGCGCCAGCAGCACCATCTTGCGGCCAGACTGGAAAGCGGTCTTCCATGCCAGTGTCATCAGTGTAATGCTCATTTTTGTTCGGTCCCCTGTTGCTTAAACCCGCAGCGCGCCGGTGCGGTTGAATTCGTCCACAGCTTCCTGCGCCACCCTGGCGATCTTCACGGCCGGCACCGTGCGCAGGAAGTCCATCGTTTTCCCGACGCCCTCGCGCAGGATCCGCAGTTCGTCGCCCTTCACGACGCACTTGCCCAGCTCCTGCGCGCGCACCTGAATATCGCGCACGGCTTCCACCATGGCCTGCGCGACCGGCAGCAGCGGGTGGCCATCGGGCGCCAGCCGGCGCGTCATGTCGGCATTGCTCAACAGGTCGTAAATGTGCTGCTCTTCCAGGAAGGGCTGGCCAAGCGCCAGGCTTGCGGCGTAGCCCGGGAATTCCATCTTCTGGCGGTCGTGCAGGCCTAGCGGCATCACCACCAGCTTCTGGCGGAAGGGCTTGTTGCGTTTTTTCTTCGGTTTGTTCATAGCAGCAATTCCTGTACTTGTTTCGATTGTTCGGGCGCGAACAGCTGGCCCTGCGCCACCGCCTGTTCGATGCGCCGGCATGCGGTTTCGAAGTGGCCCTGGTCGCGCTCGATGCCGATGAACGGGCGCCCGAGCTGCACCGCGGCGACGCCGGTGGTGCCGCTGCCCATGAACGGGTCCAGCACCACCTGGCCCGGGACGGTGACCACCTGCACCAGGTCGCCCATCAGCGGCACCGGCTTCTCGGTCGGGTGCCGCCCGGGGCCGCCCTGCGTCGGCGGGTAGCTGAAGACGTCCAAGGCGCGCGCGGCGTTCTCCGAAGTCTTGACGCGGGCGGCGGTGACCACCTGGTCGCGCGCCAGCACGGCGGCGGCGTAGGTGCGGTCGAAGTCGTCGCCCAGCGGCAGAATCTGGCGCAGCTTGTGTGCCTGTTCCAGGGTCGGCAAGCATGCCGCCTCTTCCCAGCGGTAGCACAGGCCGGTTTTCTTCCCGCGCACCTGCATGTCGACGGCGCCACGCGACAGCCCGGCAACCTCGCGGGCGGCGGTGATCAGCTGGGCGACCGCCAGGGTCTTCGGTTCCACGACTTCCCAGGTCGTGCGCGGCTGGCACAGGTAGATCGGTTCGAAGGCGTAGAACAGGCCACCATCGGCGACGCGGCCGCCGCCCTTGTTCCAGACCAGTTGGCGGCAGTCTTCATAGACCAGCTGCAGCAGCGGGTCCAGTGCGTGCCGGGTGTTCACGGCGAAGAACGACACCAGCACGTCCGACTTCGCGCGGACCTGCGAGACCCAGCCCATCGTGAAGCGCGCCAGCTCGCGGAATGACATGGAATCCCACTCTTCATCCAGCACGCCGTAGGGCGGGTCGGTGATGACCGCGTCGACCTTCGGCAGGGTCGGCAGGATTTCCAGGGCGTCGCCACAGTACAGCGTGGCGGTGCCGATCGTGACGGTCTTCATGCGGTCGCTTCCTCGATGGCCAGGCCGAGCTGCGGCTGTTCGACTTCCAGCGCCAGCACGCGCACCACCACCCGGGCGCCGTGTTCGTCGGGGTCCATGCGCTCGCTGATGATGCGACGCACCCACTTGTCATCTTCCATGGCCACGCCCTTCAGCGCATCCAGCAGCACCTTCGTCGTGTTGTCCAGGTCCAGGCACTGCACCGTGTCCGACCAGGCGGCGCCGTGCTTGCGCTGGCGCGCTGCGAAGTCCAGCGGGCGGTGCGGGTACAGGCGAATGTCGATCTGTACGCGGCCGACGATCGGCGCCACCACGCCCAGCGCGCGCGCCGCGGCCAGCACCTGCTTCTGGTATTCCTTCGCCTCGGGGGTCACGTAGGTCATTGCCATGGCGCGGCCGCCCTTCGGCGTGACCACGCGGGTCGCCCAATAGCGGTTAGCCGACACCGGGTACGGCAGCACCAGGATCACGTTTTTATTCATGTCATCAATCCCTTCTCTTTCAGTTTTTTTTGTGTAGTCGCCCGCGCGCGATCGAATGCCTGCTCGAGCTGGGCGCGGGTCAGCCAGCTGGGCAGCGGACGGCGACCGTCCAGAACATCGTGGCAGGTGCTGCAGCCGTAGCAGGCTTCGGTGTCGGGCGCCTTCAGGCCCATGCCCTTCCCATCGGCCAGGCGGTTCGAATGGCACAGCACGGTGGTGCTGGTGTCGCCGTTGCAGATGCCCGGGATCATCAGGGTGCAGGCTTCGCCCTTGGCCGATCGGCGAATCGGCGTCATCGTCGGGCGTGTCGCCTTCAGGCGCTTGCGCGGCGCCGGCGCGGCGGTCTTAGTGGCGCTGGCGGTGCGCAGCGTTCCGGTGCGCTGCATCGGGGTCTTGCGCTTGAGTGGTCCGCCGCGCTTCATGCTGCTATCCCGGCAATCAGGCGTTCATGGGCGAAGTTCGCACGAATCAGCGCTTCGGCCAGCGGTGGGCAAACACTGTTCCCGCACATGCGCACCTGCGAAGACTTCGGCAACTTCACGCGCGGCAGTTTCAGCGGGTCGCCCTCGGCCTGGTGTCCGTTGGCGAACAGCAGGGCCGGGTCGGGGATTTCGTCAATCACATAACCGTCCGGGAACCCTTGCGCCTTGTAGAGCTCATGCGGCGCCAGCATGCGCAGGCCAATGTCGACAATCTCGTAGTCCTCGCCGTGGATTGTCACCAAGCCGAAGCGGTGCTTGGTCGTGATCGTGTGTAATGGTTCGTCCAGGCGCGGGTCTTGGTCGGCGCCGTAATACTTGATCAGGAAGGCGCGCACTTCGGCGTGGTGCTGCCCCTGCGCGCTGATCGTGTGCAGAGGTTCGTCCAGGCCGGCGGCGTTGCTGGTGCCGCGCAGCTTGATCAGGTTGCTGGTCACCAGGCCCAGCGCATGCGGCGCGCCTGCCGGGTTTTCCTTCGGGCCTGCCGTAATGGTCGGCATCGGGTTGATCAAGTCGCTGCCGGTCGACCCGGTGCGAAACTTCGTCAGGTGCGCGGTAACCAGGCTGTGGTGGTCGCAACTGGTGATGGTGCCGATCGGATCGTCCAGGTCAGACCCGACGACGCCCGTGTAATGCTTGGCCAGGAAGGCCTGGACCAGCCCGAAGTGGCCGCCTTTCACCTGCGCGCAGATGGTCCGCAGCGGCGCGTCGGCAGGCATTACGCGCTGCGTGCTGGCGTTCGCATGTTCGTTCAGGAATGGCGATACCAGCATTGGACCGTGTGGGACGATAAACGGTTTCTCCGCTTCGATCACATAGCGCATGATGCCCTTGGCCACGCGGCGCAGGGTGTTGTCGGCCAGCGGGCGCTTGCGGCTGAAAATCGAAGGGCAGGGGATCGACCAGTCGATACACTCGGCCGCGGTGCGGTAGGGTTGCAGAGAACCGGCGATCACTTCAGGCAGGTCTGGCGCTCCGCGCGACGGCGCCGGCCACTGGATCGGGATACCGTCGCGGCGCGCGACCAGGAAGAACCGCTTACGGATCGTTGGGGTGTCGTGGTCACTGGCGCGCAGCTCGCGGTGGTCGACCTTGTAGCCGTGGCCTTCCAACTGGCGCACGAAGCTGTCGAAGGTCTTGCCACGCTTGGCCAGGTCAGGCTTCCATTCGCCGCTGGCGTCCTTGATCAGCGGGCCCCAAGTTTTGAACTCTTCGACGTTTTCCAGCATGATCACGCGCGGCTTGCACTTCGCCGCCCAGCGCAGCGTGACCCAGGCCAGCCCGCGGATCCGCTTTTCCACTGGCTTTCCGCCTTTCGCCTTGCTGAAGTGTTTGCAGTCGGGCGACAGCCAGACCAGCGCGACCGGCTGGTTGTTCGTGACCTTGATGGGGTCGACGTCCCATACCGATTCACACAGGTGTCGCGTGTGCGGGTGGTTCATGGTGTGCATGGCCAGCGCTTCGGGGTCGTGGTTAATCGCGATATCGACCGGGCGCCCGAATGCCGCCTCGAGTCCTGTACTGGTGCCACCGCCGCCGGCAAAGTTGTCGATAATGAGTTCGTGCCCCAGGTCCAGCTGCAGGCTAATAAGGTCTCGCTTCAAAATTTCTCCCCTTCGAATTTAGCGATGATTGCGTCCATGCCCTGCTGGGCCGCCTTCGGGTCGGCCTTCGGCCACAGGTAATGGGCAGCGTGTTCGGTCAACAGGAAGGCCACGGCGTTTTCGTGGAACTCGCGCATTTCCTCTTCGCTGCAGCTGCTGTAGCTGATCGACTTCGGGACCGGCACGACGGCGCCGCCGCCCTTCGGCCCAGCCATCCAGGTGACGAAGCCGCTGCCGATCTTCACCCACAGGCGGAAGGCTTCGAAATCGGTGATGCGCTCCTGGCCTTTGAAGACGGCCGACATCATGGCCATGTGCTTCCGGTGATACCAGCCCTGGCGGCGGCGCTCGATCTTGATGGTGAAGAACTCGCCGCTGCCGGCGGCATCCATCGCGCGGATGAAGTTGTTCCAGGCCCGGGTGTCTTTGTCCGTGGCGCCGGAAAAGTGCGCGAACATGAAGCGGCGCACGGCGGCCTTGTCCTCTTCTGGCAGCTGGGCGTCGGTCTGCTTGACCAGCACGATTTCCATTTAGTGGGCCTGCCCTTCCTCGGCCGGCGCAGGCGGCGCCAACTCGTCCAGGCGCTTGATCGGCCAGCCGAATTTACGCATCACCTGCACGCGCACGAAGTCGGACACCGGCAGCTTCCCCTTGCGCATCTTGCTGAGCGTCGGCGGCAGTACGTCCAGCTCGCGGCACAGGGCGGCGTCGTTGTTCCGCACCTTGTCACCGCGGCGGCGGCGCATGTCGGCCAGCAGCGCGTCGAACAGTGGGTGGGGCGTGTGTTCGCGGGTCGTTTCCATCGTTATGTTTCCTTTCGTTAGTAGTTTTATGGCGATGCTGCAACGAATCGTACCGCAATCAACTTCCCTGACGCAACACAAATATTTGCGCTGGCGACATAGATTTTCGTTGACGTACAACAAACCATGTCGTTAAGATGTTGTCTGTAGGAAGCGCGTGGGGTGCTTCCTGACAAGAAAAGGGGACCAAATGGGACACAATTCCCAAGCCGCGGCGCTCGCGCTGCAGCAGCTTTCCAGCCTGCACCGCAGGCAACGGATCATCAATCTGGCCTGCGCACTGAACATGTTGCGCAGCGCCGTTCAACAGCCAGCCCAGCAGCTGCCGCAAGGCGGTGCAGCGTGAACCGCCGCGACGGTGGCCCGGCCTTCCCGGGCATGCAGCAGGGTCTGGTGGTGCCGGTCGAACTGGCTGGCCAGGCCCAGGCGGTGACGATCCAGCAGAACGGAATGAGCGTGCGCGACTACTTTGCCGCCCACGCGCCGATCACCCTGGAAGACGCCCGCAACCACTGGAAGCGCACCGACCCAAAGTACGGCGGCAACTGGCCCGACATGTGCGTGCTGCTGGCCGTGCTGGCGAAGCTGCGCGGCGAATATGCGGACACGATGGTTGCAGAACGGAGCCCAACATGATCCGCCGCCTGCTGGCCACGCTCTTCCATGTCTGCCTGACCGAAGACGAAGAGATCGAACACGCGATGGCGCGCCTGCGCAAGGAAGAGCGCGAACCGTCCCTTTTCACCCGCCTGGTCGACCACCCGATCGGCTTTTGCATCCTGTTCTTCGGTGGCCTGTTCGCCGCGCTGGGCTTCGCTGAAGTGCTGTGCATCCTGCTCGGCGCGCCCTTCGATCCGAGGCTGGGCTAATGAACGAGACCTACACCATCCGCGCCAGTTCGTTCGGCGGCCTGTTCGACTGCGCCTACCGTTTCGAAGGTGAACAGCTCCTGAAGCTGCACCGCGCGACCAGCCTGCGCGCCTGGCTGGGAACCAGCATCCACGCCAGCACCGCAGCCTTCGACCAGGCGCAACTGGCCGGCGCACCGATCAGCGCCAACGATGCCGCCGACGTGTTCATGCAGACCCTGTACGAGCCGACCGAAAACGTCGACTTTAAAGACCCGAAGCTGGCGCTGCGCGATGCCGAGCGCATCGGCCTGACCCTGCACGCCCGCTACTGCGCTGAGATCGCGCCGCAGATGCGTTACGAGTCGGTGGAAATGAGCCTGAAGCCGCTGGATATCGACTGCGGCGACGGCGTGATCGTGCGCCTGACCGGCACCATGGACCGGGCCCGGGTGGCGCGCACCAGCGCCGGCAAGGTGATCGCCGACCTGAAAACCGGCGGGCGCCTGATCAGCGAAGGCACGGTCAGCACCAAGGGCCGCGCCGCGCAGCTGGGCACCTATCAGCTGCTGTCCGAGTACACAGACGGCCAGCCGACAGCCGGCGCGCAGATTCTGGCGCTGCAGACCACCAGCACCACACAGGTCGGCATCAGCCATGTGTTCGACGCGAAGCGCCAGCTGGTCGGCACCGACCAGGCGCCGGGCCTGATCAGCATGGCGGCCAAGATGTTCAAGGCCGGGCTGTTCCCACCGAACCCGCAGTCAGTCCTGTGCGACAAAAAATACTGCTCGCGCTGGAATACCTGCCCCTATCACGAATGACCCACCACTAGGAGAACCGCAGCATGGCAACAAACCTGCAAGAACTAGCAGCCGACCAGCAGGCCGGCACGAACGAACTGGCGCGGCGCGCAGCGCACCCGATCACCGGGAAGACCGACTACCTGGAAAAGCGCAAGGATTTGCTGGGCGCCGGCATCCCGGGCCACATGACGGTCGAACGCGAGATGCGCACCGCGACCGTGATGCTGATGCAGTCGAAAGACCTGCAGGCCGCCTCGCCGCTTTCGTTCTACGTGGCGGTCAGCATCGCCATCAACAGCGGGATCGGGCTGGGCAACGGCAAGGGCTATCTGGTCGCCTACAAGGGCAACGTGTCCTATGTGCCGGGCTGGAAGGGCCTGATTGACCTGGTGAACCGCACCGGCCGCGCCAGCGCCTGGACCGGCGTGGTGCGCAAGGGCGACCAGTTCGAATATCAGCTGGGCGATAGCCCGTACCTGAAACACAAGCCGGGCGACAGCGAAGAGCACGCGGACATTACCCACTACTACGCCGTCGGGCGCGTGAAGGGCGCCGAGTACCCGCACCTGGTCGTGTGGTCGGTGGCCAAGGTGCACAAGCACCTGAAGGAATACAACAAGGTCGGCGGCAAGCACTACGCCGCGAAAAACGACGACAACTTCGAAGCCTATGGCCGCAAGGTCGTGCTGCTGCAGGTGATCAAATACCTGCCGACGTCGGTGGAGCTCGAGAACGCGGTCGCGGCCGAGAACGCGAACGCATCCGGCAAGGCGGCCCACGTCGAAAACACGATCGACGGCAACTTCGTGTTCATTGATGAGGAAGACGCCGACGCCGGCCAGGACCAGCAGGAAGAGCACCCACGCACCGACGCGCCAGCGCCGACCGCTGCCGCCACCGAGGAAAAGCCGACGCCGAACGAACGCCGCCGCGCCGATGCCGAGACCGTCGAAGTGCGCGAAGCCCAGGCGGCCACCAGTACGGCCAGCGCGGCACCGAAGCCGGGCGCCCTCACGCCCGAGGCGTCCGAACAGTACGAGCGCCTTATGGTCCAGCTGAACCGCGCGGGCAACCTGAACCAGTTGGCTGACGTGTACGAGCTGGTCGGCGAAGTCCAGAACGACGAACTGCGCGGCACCCTGAACAAGCTGTACCAGCAGCGGCTGGGCGAAATGACGCCGAAGGAACAGGCGCCGAAGGCCGACGCACCGGCGGCCGGCCCGGCGAAGCGCACCCGCGGCGGCAAGGCCGGCGGCGCCGCGCCCGAATAACGATTTTTCACCACCACCCAAGAAAGGGAACCAATGTCCAAAACTGAGGCATTCAATCTGCAAAAAGAGCGCTGCAAGCTGTCCCACATGAACGTGCGCAGCGAGCTGCACGGCGAAGAGTCCAGCGCCGCGATCGACCTGAAGTTCGAATTCGACAGCGCGAACAACCTGCTGGCGAAGCTCAACCCAGACCTGCGCGCGACGTTTTACCGCAAGGATGACAACCGCGATCTTATCGACGGCGACCACCTGCCGGCCCTGCGCTTCCCGCTGCTGGATCCGACGATCGGCTGGAAGCTGGAAGTGCCGCGCACGCTGCTGCGCCTGCACGTCGACGGCGGCGACGTCGTGCTGGGCGGCGGCAAGACCAACAACATCAAGTTGACGATGAAGGAAGGCGGCACGGTCACCTGGCAGTTCCGCGTGCAGTTCTCCAAACCGGACCCGGTGGCGATCGCAGCGCTGTCCGGCCTGCTGCAGCAGGTGGTGCCGGTCACGCTGGAATGCCGCAGCGAAGACGACGAAGGCAGCACCGACCTGTTCGACCAGGTGGAAAAGCAAACCCAGCAGCCAATGAGCGATGCGCGCCGCCTGGCCGAGCAGGAATTCGGCAAAACCAGTGCGACGGTCGACACGCTGCCGGCGACGCTGGCCACGCCGGCAGGGGATCCGGACTTCCAGGAAGTGAAGGGCGCCGGCCAGCCCGACGACGTGGTGGACGCGACGTTCACGCCCGGCGAAGGCGGTGCCGAACCGGTCGCCGACCCGATCCCGCTGAAGACCGACGAAGCACCGGCCGCCAGCAACGTCGAGCCGATCGCCAAGGGCCGCCGCGGCGGTGCGAAGCGCTCGGCCAGCGGCGGCAACCTGGAATAACAACAACACGCGGGGCCGCCGGGGCGTGGTCCCGCAACTAAAAACCGATTGGAGAACAAGACAATGAAGATCACCCGTATTCAAGCTGACAATGTGCTGGGCCTGCAAAGCGTCGACGTGCGCCTGCCTTCGCCGGTGGCGCTGTTCGCCGGCCGCAACGGCAGCGGCAAGAGCTCGATTCAGGAAGCTGTGCGCATGGCCATCACCCAGGACACCGTGCGCGACGTCAGCACCAAAAAGACCTACGGCATGCTGGTGCACGATGGCGCCCAGGCCGGCGGCGCCGTGGTCACGATCGACGGCGATGCCGACGAGTCCTTCGCGTTCAACATGCCCAAGGGTGAATTCGTCGGGCCCGAGATCAGCGAACCGATGCGCGTGGCCCTGTATGGCCAGCGCTTCGCGAAGATGACCGCCGACGAGCGCCGCACCTTCCTGTTCGGGCTGACCGGCCTGAAGCCGAAGGCCGACAACGTGAAGGCGCGCATGCTGGCGCGCGGATGCCAGGAAGTGAAGGTGGACGCCGTGCTGCCGCTGCTGCGTACCGGGTTCCCGGGCGTGTGCGAGCACGCCAAGAGCAAGGCCACCGAAGCCAAGGGCGCATGGCGCCAGCTGACCGGCGAGACCTACGGCGCGGTCAAGGCGGTCAGCTGGGAAGCGGTGGTACCGGACATGCCGCCGGGTGATGCGAAGGCGCTGGCCGAACAGGTGGGCGGGATCGATCGAAACATCGCGCTGCTGAACGAAAATCTGGGCCGCATCAAGTCGGTGGCCATCGAGGCGCAGAAAGCGGCGCAGCGCCGCGAATCGCTGGCTGAAGGCGCCGGCAAGGTGGCAGGCCTGACCGAACAGCTGGAACGTGCGCGCGCCGAGCTGGCCGAGTACGAGCCGAAGGTGGAAGACCTGCGCAAGCGCGCCAGCGGCACCGCCCGGGTCGGCCTGGTGCACGACATGGCCAAGTTTATCGACACCCTGCAGCTGACCGGGAAAGACAAGACCGCCGAGAAGGCGACCGACCAGGCGAAGCTGCTGGCGGCCTACACGAAGGAACACGGCAAACTGGACGCCGGCCAGCCCGATCCCGAGGCGGTGGCATCCCTGGCCGAGAACGAACGCGGCCTGCAGGTGCTGCAGAACCGCGTGAAGAACCTGCAGCGCGATCTGGACGCTGCCACCCAGGCCAAGGGCCAGTTCGACGCCCTGGCGCCTGCTGCTGAAGTCGTGGACGCCAGCGCCGAGATCGCGGAAGTGGAAGGGCTGGTAGCCAAGGCGAAGGCAGACCGTCAGGCCGCCGAGAGCAAGCGCCAGGACATTGAAGCGGTGCAGAAAAAGCGCGACGAGGCGGTGCGCAAGACCGCCGATGCGAAGCGCCACCACGTCGACGTCGAGGAATGGACGAAGGTGGCCGACGCGCTCGCGCCGCAGGGCATCCCGAACGAAATGCTGCTGGAAGCCCTGGCGCCGGTGAACCTGCTGCTGAAACAGGCGGCCGTGGATACCGAGTGGATGACCGCGCAAATCGAAGCCGACATGGCGATCACCGCCAACGGGCGCCCGTATCAGCTGCTGAGCGAGTCCGAGCAATGGCGCGTCGACGCGATGGTGGCCCAGGTGGTCGCCGAGCTGTCGGGCCTGAAGGTGCTGATGCTGGACCGCGTGGACGTGCTGGACCTGCCGGGCCGCGCCCAACTCCTGGACTGGATGGACGTGCTGGCCTTTGAAGGGCTGGTCGACACCGCCCTTCTGTTCGGCACGTTCAAGGCGATGCCGACCGGCCTGGCCGACACCATCACCGCCTTCTGGGTCGAGAACGGCGGCATCAGCGCCAGCAGCACCGTCAACGGCGACGCCCAGCAGGTGGCAGCGTGATCGGCGACGGCGGCCCGGCCTTCCCGACAACCGAGGCGAACGGATGCAACAGCGGCGACCCTGGCCTCTCGGTGCGTGACTGGTTCGCGGGTAAGGCCTTGGAAGGCTATCTGGCATCGTGCGGCCCACATGTCGAACCGGTCGAAGTTGCCAGCACCATCGCCGAAGACTGCTACAAGCTCGCGGACGCCATGCTGGCGGCGCGTTCCAAAATCCAATAATCAAATACGAAAGCGACACCATGAAAACCATTCTGTTCTACGACACCGAGACAACCGGCCTGCCACTCTGGAACCTGCCGAGCGAGCACCCAGAACAGCCGCGCGTGCTGCAGCTGGCCGCCCTGCTGTGCGACGAAGCCACCGGCGAAGACCTGCAGCAGATGAATATGATCATCCTGCCCGACGGCTGGACGGTTCCCGACGAAGTGGCCGCCATCCACGGCATCACCACCGAGCGCGCCATGGCTGAAGGCGTCGCTGCCGACACGGTGCTGAGCCTCTTTATCGACATGTGGACCGAAGCCGACATGCGCAGCGGCCACAACGAATCCTTCGATATGCGCATGCTGCGCATCAAGCTGATGCGCCACGCCTTCTACAGCATGCAGACCATCGGCACGCCGCCGGTGCCGTTCGCCGACTACTGGAAGGCGGCGCCGGCCTACTGCACCCAGGGCAACAGCGTGAAGATCATCAACCTGCCGCCGACCGCGAAGATGGTGGCCGCGCGCCGCAAGGGCCCGAAGTCGCCGAATCTCGGCGAAGCCTACGAGTTCTTCACCGGCCGCAAGCTGGAAGGCGCGCACGACGCGATGAACGACGTCCTCGCGGCCAAGGCGGTCTATTACGGCATCAAGGCGCACCACGCGCAGGCCGCCGCGTAACTCGGCCATAATCAGGCGCGCCGGCCAGGCGCTGGCGCGCCCTGTTCACCACATGAGGATTTAGACGATGAACGAGAACCCAAACCCGAACCGCCGCAAGGATGACGCCCGGCCTGCCGTGGCGCTGCAATGGGCTGACCGCCCTGACCAGTGGACCCTGCTGTTGACCGGCCCGACGTCGGGCGTGATCGGCCCGCTGGGCAGCACCTGGCCGAACCATCCCGCCGAGCTTGAGCGCGTCGACGTGTGCGTGCGCCGCAAGGATGGCCCGGTTGCCGTATTCCGCACTGGCGGCGAAGGCGCGCAGAAGTGGGAACAGTTCTACCCCTACGACAGCATCGCCCAGCCGCTGCGCGACGGCGAGTATCTGTACCGGGAAGGTGCCGCGCCGAAGCTGGACAGCATTGAACAGTATCGCCTGCAGATGGCGGCGATCGGGACAGCGGCCATCGGTTACTGGAAGCTGGGCGACAGCATCACGCCGGATTACGACACCCAGGTACTGCGCGACGTCGCCGCCCTGTATGGCCAATATGACGCGCTGCACCGATTCCGCGAACAGGTGCGCCGCATGGTGCGCATGCTGAAGGATCGCGAGTGGGCCGAAGACATGGCCGCCACCGGCGACGCCGCCGACCTGCAAAGCGTGATCACCGAACTGGTCGGCCAGGTGTGGACGAAGGCCCGCGTGGAAGAGTTGGCCAAGTCAATCGCCGAGTCGGTCGCGAAGAACGCCAGCACGGTCCCGCAGCTGACCTTCCCGCACATTTATCTGGGCCTGATGGATGCGCTGGTACTGCCGCCGCGCCAGCCGCACGCACCCGATGCCGTCGAAGCGGCCCTGACCGATGCGGCGGTGCACGGCAGCGGCGCGTACCGCGTGCACTCCGACGGCAGTACCGAACACGTCGACCTGCAGGCCATGAACCGCGCGGCCGCCGAGATCGTCGCCTTCAGCCCGCCGCCGATGGTGCGCGACGCGCTGTATCCGGACTATGCGGTACCGAAAAAGGGAGGCGGCCAGGAATGAAGCGGGACGCCTGCTGCAACCAGCAATGCAACCAGGGCCGGGCCTGTCCACGCCGAGCCGATCGCCGCTTCGGCCCTTCCTGGATCTGGCGCCTGTTCGGCTGGCTGATGGCCGACCGGCGCAGCGGCACAGACAGGCGGCGCCAATGATGGCCGGGTACTTCGCCGCCTTGGCCGCGCAGGAATTGGCCCAGACCCTGGCGCGCCTGCAGGCCGAGCAAGAGGAACAGGCCCGGCGCGCAGCCGAAGCCCAGCGCCAGTTCGACCTGCTGCGCGATCAGCATGAAAAGCTGCACGGTGTCGTTATCGACGTCGAGGCGCGCGAAGTGCCCGACCCGCCGGCCCTGCCGGCACCGTGATGCAAAAGCCGAAGCCGACGCCACGCGGCCAGGATCGCCGCGGATTCTTCCAGTGGCGATGGCTTCGGGAACGACGGTCTGGACGCGACCGCCGCACCAACAAAAACGCGCCGCCCATCCGCGACCAGGTGGGCACGACTGAAAGGGACATAACCGCATGAATATCAAGAAATGGCTGAAGGGGAAGCGGCGCCGGTGGAGTGGCCATGATCGCCACTTCGGGCCGTTCACATGGAGCAATCGCGGCAGCGGGGAACGATATTATGGGATCGTGCTGGATTCCGGCGATGATGAGGATTCGTGCCACCTGCGGATCTATCTGGGCGCACGCACGCTGCTGCTGGAACTGCCGCCGCTGATCGACAAATACCGCAAATGGGTCGACACGTCGCGCTATGAATGGGGCAAACCTGGAAGCGGATATTGGGACGTGCACAGCCGCGAATTCGGGATCCAGTGCGGCACCGAAGGCTTCCTGCAGGTTTTTCTGGGCCCTCAAACCCACGACAGCGTGACCACGAAAAGCTGGTGCACCCATCTACCCTGGACGCAATGGCGCCATGTCCGCTTCAGCCTGTACGACACGGCCGGCGCCCACTTCTGGAACCAGCTGGAAAAAGACCGACCGCAGGGCCGCGATGAAGCCGCGCGCCGCCTTGCTGGCCAGTGGTCGGATGCGCGCTGGGAAGCGGAAAAGGCCTGTCCTAAGGTCGCGTTCCGGTGCGTCGACTACGACGGCGCCGAGATCATCGCGACCACGCATATCGAAGAGCGCGAATGGAAGCGCGGGGAAAAGTGGTGCAGCTGGCTGAGCCTGTTCTATCGCCCGATGATCCGCCGAAGCCTGGATATCCACTACTCGGCCGAAGTCGGACCGCGTAAAGGTTCCTGGAAGGGCGGCACGGTCGGCACCGGGATCAACATGCTGCCCGGCGAACTGCACGACGACGCCTTCATTCGCCATTGCGTGAAAGAGGGTTTGACCTACATGGGCCCGCTGCCGAACCTGGCCGACCTGGCCACCGCATAAACACGCCCAAGCGCGCCGGGCAAGAGGCGCGCACCCTGAAGGAAGACCATGCAGAAAACCACCATCCCGACCCAGACCGTCGCCCGCTATATCGGCACCAAGTTGATCCGCGCCGAGGCGATGACGCGCGGCGCCTACAATGCGTTCCGCGGCTGGACCATGCCGCCCGATGAACAGGCCGAGGAACCCGGCTACCTGGTCGAATACCTGGACGGCGGCAAGCCGAATCTGCCGACCCATGAAGGCTATGTGACCTGGACGCCGGCCGAAGCGTTCGACAAGGCCTATCGTCCGTGCGACGCCATGAACTTCGGTCTGGCAGTCGAAGCGATGAAGGGCGGCGCGAAGGTGGCACGCGCCGGCTGGAACGGTGCCGGCCAGTGGGTCGCGCTGGGCAAGGGGAACGACTACCTGGCCGTGTCGCAGTTCTGGAACGAACACGCACGCGCACACGCCGAAGAGAACGGCGGCGGCGCGACGGTGCTGCCTTACTTCATCCTGAAGACGGCACAGGGCGCGATTCTGATGGGCTGGGCGCCGTCGCAATCGGACGCCCTGGCCGAGGATTGGCAAATCATCGCCTGACCGGGCTCAACAGTCCGCGCCGCACCTGGCGCACCATGAACACGCCGGCCCTGCGCCGGCGTTTCTACAGGGGCGCGTGATGGTAAGTTTTCGGGAAAAAATGTGGTTTGCCTTTTACCAGCTAGCCGAAGTCGTTGATTCTGCTGCGGCAGCATGGAAGACACGAAGCGCCGATCGGCGCCAGAAAGAAAAACGGCGCCGGTTTAAAGAGCGCCGTTCAGGGTGGGACCGCCGCGCGCGGGTCGCTACGGTATCGGCTTTTGCAACGTGGCCGGCCTGGTAGGTGGCGGAACGATGACCGGGCGACCGTCGACCACGCGCACGACGACTTCGGAACTGCGCGACGTGATCACCGCCAGGTCCAGCACCCGGCCTACTTCGCGTTCAGGGCCCGGCATTCTTCGAACCGTTCAGTGATCCGATCGTACTGCCGCACGACTCTTGCAAGGTCTGCGGCGACGCCGAGAAGATCAGAAGCAACCTCTGGCACAATGCGCGGTCGCTCGGCTTCAGGGTCAGATCCGCCGGCAGCGGGTCGATCGTCGGGCGCGGCGCTGGGCTGTACGGGGCCGGCGGTTGGGCAGCGCAGGCTGTCAGCGCCAGCACGCACGCGATGCTGAGCATTTTGCAGGTTCGTTGCATATTCATCTTCCTTTCGTTTGGCGTCGGCGTCCTTGCCGCGCAGCTGCGCGCGCAGGTCCGACTCGGTTTTACGGGCGGCCGCGGTGTCGCGGTCGTGTTGCTCTTTGCCGGCGGCCACCGCCGCGGCATAGCCGGCGGCGCGCTGCTCGGCGCCGTAGTGGTGGGCCCAGAAGATCAGACCCAGCGCCAGGACCAGCACCAGGATCACGGCGGCCAGAAGCCGCTGCACGGCCGTCATGCCGGCACCTGCGCGGGCACGTCGTACTGCGCCATGTTCCGGCCGCCCTGGCGGTTCCCCATGACGTCGATCAGCAGCCTGGCGTAGTCCGGATCGGTCGCATAGCCGGCGGCCGCCACGGCGCGCGCCCATCCTTCGCCAGTGGTCTGCTTGAAGCAATCCCGGTACCGCGGGTTCGCCTTGAAGAACGCGGCGTGGTCCAACATGCAGGCGGCCCAGCTGGGATAGGCGCGGAACTTGTCGGTGATGGCGATGCGCTGGCCATTCACGACTTCATGCGTCGGCACGTCGACGGTCGGGCCCTTCCATGCCTTATCCGCCTTGATGCCGAACAGGTTGTTACCGGGGCAGCGCGCGCCCCAGCCGGATTCCAGCGCCGCCTGCGCCAGGGTGAAGGAAGCGGGGATCCCAGTGGCGCGCTGGCAGGCCTGCGCGGGCCCGACCATCATGGCAAGGAAGGCGCTAGGCGGCATGGTCTTCCCCCTTCGCCGGCTGGGTCACGTCGGCCGGCAGGTTGAACTTCGCCGTGAACATCGCCTCCAGCTTGAACAAGGCCCTGCTGCCCATGTGCGACGAGATCCCGACCAGGGCGTACTTCAGCGGTGCCGAAGAGCCCATCGAGTCGCACAGGTTCGCCGTGATGATGCCGGTCAGGCCGGCGGCGGTGATCTCGCCGACAAACTCGGTGAAGTTCCAGGCGCGCACATGCCCGGTCTTCATCTTCTGCAGGAAGGACGCCACGCCGCCCAGCATGGAAACGAATGCGACCCAGGCCCACGGCAGCAATTCGGCAAGTTCAGCGGGCAGGTTGCCCGAAGGGGTTTTTTCAATCATTTTTGTTCTTTCAGGTTTTAGTTTTGGATGGTGGTGGAACTCGTCTATTACGGGTTGTAAAACGCGACCTTGTAGGGCGTCCCGCCAACGTTCACGGTGCCATACGCTGCAACTTGAGCCGGCGGTGCGCCATTTCCGCCAGCACTTGCTGCACCCGCCAGGGCGGTCGGGAAGATGCCCTGCGATCCGCCGACCGTCAGGGCCTGGCTGATATCCAGCGAGCCCTGCAGCTTCGCCAGCGCTGCGCCAGCCGGGGTATTGATCACCGTGCCGCCGCCGGTGACTACGTTACCCAGGACGACACTGGAAGCCTGCGTTACCACGCCGCCGTTCATGCCCGACTTGAAGCGGCACCCGATCACCTGCGCGTTCGGGCCCGACAGCGACACGCCGGCCGTGCCGGTGATGGCCGCAGCACCGCGCACAAAGGTGATGTTTTGCAGGGATACACCGTCGACGCCGGCCAGCGTGCCGATGCCCAGGAAACCGTTCGTGACGTTGCTGGCGATCCAGGTGTTCGACACCATCAAGTCGGTGCCGTTGGAGACAAACACGCCGATGATCTCGGTGAAGTCGAAACAGCAATTACTGATAGCGATGAAGGTGCCGTTGTCGAAGTTCACCGCCTTGCCGGCGTAGACCGTGATCACGTTGGTGAACAGGATCCCTTCGTTGTGATAGCCGCTAACCGGCTGGCCGGTGGTGCTGCCATAGAACGCTTGCGCACAGAATCCAACCATCGAGTTCGACACGGTATTGTTCACGCAATAGTCGAACTGCACGACAATGCCGGTCTTGTTGGCCACATCGTTATCCACGCGCAGGTTTTCGATGTGCGATTCCTTCATGTCCTGGCACAGCATGAACAGCACCCAGGTCTGCGCGCGGCTGGTGACGTTGCGAAGCACATGCTGCAGGCCGGTGATGAACACGCCGGCCGTCACCACCGCAGCGGGCGCGCGGTTGATCTGCAGGTTGCGCACTTCGCAGTTCGTGCCGATGACCTGCAGGCCGTAGGTCATATTCGCGCCGATCAGCAGGATCGCATTGTTGCCGTCAATGACCACGCTGCGGTTATTCGTGGTGATTGTGCTCTTGGTCAGGTAGGTTTTCCCGGGCGTGAAGCGCACCGCACAGGATGCGCCCTGCGGGAACGAGTTGATGGCCGCCTGGATCGCGGCCGCGTCATCGGTCACGCCGTCGCCCTTGGCGCCAAAGTCTTCGGGGCTGACCACCTCGCGCGCCTTCGCCTGCAGGGTGCGCAGCACGGCGCCCACGCCGGCCTGGATGAAGCCGATCAGGGTGGAGCCGGCGGCCGTCGCCAGATTGGTTACCAGGTTCCACAGCCCGGCCGGGTCGGTGTTGTAGTTGTCGACGGTGTAGACCAGGTTGCCGAGCGCGTCGCGCACGTCCACGCGATAGTTCCCACTCCAAAAGATCGCGCTGGGCGGTTCGCCGCGCAGGTTCAGCGTGATCGGGTTTTCGTGCGGCGTGGTGCCGGCGGCGTCCGTGTAGGTCGCCTTCGGGTTGGTCGTGCCGGCGGCGTAGGTGTAGACCTTGCCACCGACAAGCGGGGTGCCCAGAACGCCGATGTACTGCTGCTTCGGCATGGGCATGAGGGTCGTAGTTGGCATCGGCGATCCTTAGATAAAGTCGGTTGCGGTGTACTTGAAGGTCACGCCCAGGCCCAGCGCCTGCACGGAACCGCCAGCATTCAGGCCCTGATTGATCAGTTCAGGGCAGGGGTAAGACTCGCCTGGCGCCAGCGTGCGCGCGCTGATCAGGGTGTTGCCAGCAGCTGGGGCGCCTGCCGAAGGCACCAGGTAGACGGTAGCCGCAACCGCGGCGCCGGTCGTGTTGGTCAGGGTCGCGGCACGAATGACGCGCTTCGTCAGGTCGGGCACCGCCGTGCCTTGAACTGCCGCGGCGGCGGCCAGGACACCGCCGTCGAAAATGTAGTTTTGGATTGCCATGTTTTTCCTTTTTAAGTTGCAGTTACAAGGCCGATCAGCTGGCCAAGATTCCGTTCGCGACCAGGGCGCTGATCACGCCCGCAAGCGTCCCGCCGGATGCTTTCGGGCCTTGTGCGGCCTTGCCGTTACAGCCGAAGCCACCGTCGACCGTCATGGTCGAAGCGGCCCATGGGTCGGCCGTGGTGCCCCCATCCTTGAAGGCGGCCGTGCCCAGCTGGCCGCCGCCGCCGATCTTGAGTTCCGCGCCATCGGTCCCGCTGAGAATCAGCGTGTTCTTGACCTGGAAGACGATGCCGTTGGCCAGGGAAAGGGTCGAGCCGGCGGCCGTGATCGGAATGGTCACGTTGTTCACCTTCGTGAAGTACGCGACGTTCGCCTTGGCAGCGCCGATCTTGCCCGGGTGCTCCCAATCGACAGGCGTGGCGGCCGGCATGTTGGCCAGTTGCGCCAGGTCGCGCAATGCCTGCTCAAGCACGCCGATGCGGGCCTGCAGCGCGCCGAGTTGTTCGACCCTGGCCGACAGTTCGGCGATGTTGTTGATCGCGCTGGCGATCAATGCGCCGTATCCAGGTTGATCGCCGACCATGTTGGCCAGTTCGTCGGTGCCGATGCCGTTGGGGCCACCCACGCGCGTCAGCAGGTCGGACAGCGCGCGCGCGAATTCGACCGTCATCAGGACGTCGACGGTGCGGCCATCGGCGCCGGTAGCGCGGCCGATCGGAACACGGACAGGGAAGAGATTCAGGCCCATGTCATTCCTCTGGGTTCAGGGCCGCGCCCAGGATCACGCGGCGCACCGGGTCGGTGATGGTGATGCGGTAGACCCGATCGCGCGCGCGGCCCAACCGGTTCCAGCGCACGCGCGCGCGACGTTGCCCGATTCGTCCAATGGATGCCGCCCGCTGGTTGCTCCAGGTGTAGCCGCCATCGTCGGACCAGTCCAGCAGAACCACAGGCGCGGCGCCCTGGCCGTCGTTCTGGCCTACGCCGGTTTCCATGTCGACCTGCAGCCGGTTGTGCACCAGCCAGGTGTAATCCGGCCCGGCGATGTGTGCAGCAGCGCGAATCGCCGGCAGCGGGTCAGCGCCGTCCAGGTAGTATCCGAGATCCAGCGCGCTGATCGTGCCAGTGCTGAAGTCGCCGACCAGGTGCTGCCCGGCGTAGTACAGGTGACAGTTCGAACGATGCCGGCCGAGAATGCCAGTTGCTGGGTTCAGATAGGCACGCTGGTGCCACAGCTGCGTGGCCGCGTCATAGACCCAAGTGGCGCCACCGGTCGGGAAGGTCAGCACGTAGAACGTGTGTCCCTCTTGCTGGTAGGCGTAGCCCTGCGCGTCCGAAATGTCCGAGTACTGCGCGATCGCGGCCTCGAGTGCATCAGTTGATACGCGCTGCGGCGTGTAGCCGTTCAGGCGCCACACAATGCCGCCGCCTTCCTTGTTCTGCCCCAGCCAGAACACGGTGTTGTCCATGTCGACCACCGACCACGGCGCCGCGCAACCCTGCGCAATCGCGGCATTCGTGTCGCGCGCGAAGGCGAAGTCTAGGGAACTGCTGGGGCGCCAGATTTCGGTAACGGTCTGCTTGAACAAAATCAGTTCGTCATGATTCACCAGCAGGCGCACGATCGGTTCGTAGTTGCTTTCGGCGCTGGCGAAGTCCAGGGCGTCGAAGGTCACCTCGTTGGCACCACTCAGATAGAACTGGTTGGTGCCGGGCCGGTTGAAGATCATGTACGTGTTGAGGATATCGACGCTGCTGGCGCCATAAAATGCTTCATCGCTGATCTGGCTGACCGTGTTGGATGCCAGGTCGAGCACGTAGCCGGTCGCGCCGGTGACAATGACCGCTTGCGTGCCGTTGTCGGCGATGCTGACCAGGCTGGTCAGAGCGTCGACGGTGCCGATCTTGGTGGCGACGAAGGCGCTGGACAGGCGATACACGCTGCTGCCGCTGACCACGATAGCGGCGCTGCCATCGGTCGGCGTGTGCATGCCGCGCACCGGCGCGTCGTCCAGGGTCACGATCGGGCGCATGCCGGGCGTACCGTACAGGGCGGCGACTGCTTTGGCGGTGCCAGACTCGCCCAGCACCGGAAACAGGTTGATGCATACCTGCGCATCCAGGTTGCTGCTGCGCTCCTGGTAGGACGCGCCGACGAATGGAATTTGCGGCATCAGTTGCCCCCTTTCCCTGCCAGGTCTTTCAGGTTCGGATTGATCGCGTCGCGCACCTTGCGGCGGGTGTTGGCCGACTTGATCGCCTGCGCGCTGTAGTTCACCGCCTTGCCGATAATCGGGGTGCCCTTCGCATAGGCGGCCACGTCGTCCAGCTTGCGCATCAGGGCGCTGGCGGTGTTCGAACTGTTCACCGTGCCGGTCGGGCTGGTGTAAATGTCGATCGCCACGTCGCGCAGGTCGCGGATCTTTTCGGCGTCCTTCTTCCCGAAGATCACGTCCAGCTTGCCGTCCTTGTCCAATTCCCGAACGATCGCGTCGATCTTGGCCGGCGATCCGGTGCGTGCGCCAGTGCTATCCACATTCAGGTTCTTCTGCATCTCGTCCTTGATGTGGTTGACCACGGCGCCGCGCAGGTCTTTCGCGGCCTGCTGGCCGGCCTGCACGACTGCCGGATCCGCGCCGACCGGGTGCGCTTCCAGCACGCGGAAGACGTGGCGCACGTCGTCGGTGCTGCCGTTCAGGATGCTGTGCTTGAACACGTCCTCATAGGCCACGGCGCGGTCCTTCGTGCCCGGCTTCGTGCGCAGGGCCTTGTCGATCACGTCGCGGTTCGTGAATTCGTTGCTGTAGTTCTCATAGGCCCGGCGCGCTTGTTTGAACAGGTCGCCGCCCTTGCCTTCCTGCGCGGCGTCGATCAGGGCCTTGGCTTCCTTGCCGAACACGACGTTCGGGGTGCCAGGTTCGGCCAGCTTGTTGATCGCCTGGCGCAGGTCTTCGGATGCGTCCAGCGTCATCACCGTGCGCGCCGGCTTCGGGGTCAGCGTCAGGTTATCCAGGCCGCCGCCTTCCACCTTCGCGTTCTGCTTCAATTCGTTTTCAATGGCGGTCACGATCGGCGCCAGCTTGTCCTTCCCCTTGTTCTTCGCGACCCAATCGGACAGGGCCGACACGTCCACCTGGCCCTGCATTTCGCCGGCCTGGCGCGCCTGGTCGTACAGGTTGCGGATCTCGGCCTTCTTGGTCGCATCCTTCGCTTCCAGGGCCGACACGACAGATTTGCCGACCTGGCGCGCGCTATAGGCTTCGGCGCCGGTCTGGTCGGCGTAGGCGTCCAGGTTCTGGCCGAAGGTGGCGTTCTGGTCTTCGTAGTGCGATGCCAGCGGCGCGCCCTCCTTCTGCTTCGCGGTCTCGCGTTCGAAGGCAACCTGCGTGCGGTCGCGAGTCAGCTGGCCGCGCGTCAGCTTGATGGGCGCCGGCAGCGCCTGCGCACGCGCGGCACGCTGGGCCGCTTGCGACGTCTCGGCTGCACCGACACCGGACAGCTGCGACGGCGCGCGCACCAGGTCACGAAGGCTCGGGCCCTTGGTGGCCACAGCAGCGGCGTCGGCGGCATCCTGGACCGCTGCGCTGGCCGCTGCAGCACCGCGCACGGCGCGCGTCGCGTTGCCGGCGGCATTGGCCGCGGCGTTCAGTTCAGGCAGCGCCAGGCCGGCCACGCCGGAACGCTCGGCAGCTTCGCCGACCAGCTGGGTCAGGTTCGCGCCGGTCTGCGTGCGCGGCCGGTAGGTGCCGGCCTGCGCGATCTTCCCGGCCAGTTCTTCGCCTTCGTTGATCCCCTGCTGGGTGCCGAACTTGCCGCCGGTGATGGTCTTGGCAGCGCCGGCCGCGGCGCCGGCCAGGCTGCTGATCGCGCCGGTGGCCATGGTGACCGGCACTTCGACCACGCCCAGCACCTTGTCGAACACGTCGCCGGCCAGGCCTTTTTTCCCGGTCAGGACGTCGACGCCGTTAATCGGACGCTCTTCCTTCACTGGCGTGCGCGGTTTCTCTGGCCGGCCCTGGCCGTCGTAGCCGGGCACGCCGGCCAGCTGCGGGTTCGGTGCGGCCTCGCCGCCCAGCTTCGACACGTCGTAACCGTTGCGCGCCAGCTTGTCGGTCAGCTCGGCTTTCGTGATGTTGTCGGGCACGCCGCGGATTACGGTGCCATCAGGCAGTCGAACGTCCATTATTTGAGGCTCCCAAAGTCGACCACCTTGCCGGCGCCAGCCGGTGCTGGTGCACCATGGCCACCCTTGCCGCTGATCTCATTGCTGAGACTGTCGCGCACGGCTTTCGGCGCACGCTTGGCCGCTTCGATCTCCTGCAGCATCTGGTTCACGATCGCTTCATAGGCCTGCTGGCTCTTCGCGGTGGTCAGAAGGTCGCGGGCGTGTTCGTTATCGGTCACGGTGGCCTTGCCGCCGCGGGCCATGGCACCAGCGTAGGCAGTGGCCAGGCCAATGTTCGCGGTTGCGAACTTGTTCATGTTCTCGTCGTTGGTCTGGTTGTTGAAGAGAACCTGCGCGCGGCCGAACGGCAGGAAGCCAGACCGCGCGACGTTGCGCCCGGCCTCGATCGCCAGCGGCGCCAGCTGCGCGGCCTCTTCGGCGGCGTTTTCGACCTTGGCGCTGATATTGGCCGACGTGCGCATGCCGGCCTTCATGCCTTCGAACTCGGCCAGCTTCGCCGATACCTGCGTGGGGCTCAATCCCTTGCTGGCGGCGTAGTCGGTGATCGCGTTCCTGATCGCGCGCAGGTCGGCGGCACCTTGCTTTCCACGGCCCACGTTCTTCAGGCCGGAATAATCGCCAGCATCCACCGCCTGCTGCGCAATAAATGCTTTCGACTTGTCCGACAGGCCGGTGCCATCGTCGTCCTTGCCGTCCTGGCGTTCGCCGATCATGGTCTGCACCTTGATCTGCGTGGCGCGGTTCTGGCGCCCTTCCTCGGCAATGCGGTCGTTCGTGGCCTTATTGTCGGGGCTCTGGGTCTTGGCCAGGGTCGACAGCGTGGTGGTCTTTCCGGTGATCGGGTCGGTGCCGACGGTCTGCACACTGCCGCCGGTGTCCTTGGTTTCGATCTTCATCAGCTGATCTTTCGCGGCCACCGCCGACTGGAATGCCTGCGTGGCCAGGCCCTGGATCTGTTCGGGCGTCGCGGCGTCGATCTTGGCTAGGTGGTCGGCGACGTGATCAGGCGTCAGCACGCCGTTCTGGCCCAGCCAGGTCACGGCCGCGACCGCGTTTTCCTTGGTCGGGAACTGGCGCACGTAGCCGAAGGCCTGGCCAGCCAGGTCGATCTGCTTGTGGGCGGTCTCGATAGTCTTGGCGCGGGTCTCGGCGTCGGCCTTGGCCAGATCCGCCTGGCGCTTCGCTTCATCGCCGTAGGCCTTCGGCGACACGCCGGCCAGGGCGTTCAGGCGGGCCGCTGAATCGGTCGGATTCGCGGCGAAGGCAGCGCGCGCGGCCTGGTCATCGGTGCGCGACTGGTCGGCGGCCTGCGCTTTTGCGGCCAGGTCGCGCAGGCTGTATGCCTTGGTTTGAAGGGTCACCGGATCTTCGAACTGCGGCGCCGTGGTCTGAAGTGCTACGAGTGGTTGCGGCATGGGGTTCCCTCTCAATACAGGACGTTGGAGACCGCACCCGGCGACGTGCCGGCGGCGACTGGATCGTAGGCAGCGCCAGCAGCGGCGCCAGTCTTCGGCAGCAGGGAATTCAGCATGTAATAGTTGCCGATCTGGCCCACGGCGCCGTTCACGGCGTTGGCGGTACCGACGTATCCGGACGCGCGCGCGGTGCCGGCGTCTTGGATCGCCTGGCCAGCCTGCCCGGCGTAGGTCTGGCCGGCGGCGCTGGTCAGGTTCGTGGCGGTCTGGCCGACACCGGCGATGCTTGCCAGGCGGTTGAACCTGGTGCTGACGTCGTTGTTATAGCGGTCATAGGCCTTGCCGTATTCCTGGCTTGCCTGGTCGCTGTTGAAGCGCGCCAGTGCCTTCAGGGTGGCGCCGGAATAGCGCGAGCCGGCAGCGGTGGCCGCCGCGTTGATGCCTTTCTGCCCTTCGCCCACGCGGAACTGGTAGCCCGGGTCGGCCTGGTAGTCGGCCATGCTGAATGGCTTGGTGAACTCGCCACCTGGCGCCAGGCCACCGGTCAGGGACGACAGCGCGGTGGTGCCTGCGGCGCGCCATGGCGCCTGGTCTTCGCGGGTCTGCAGATACTGCTGATACGACAGGTCACCAGCACGATCTGCTGCGGCGGCCTGCGTGCCGGCGGCGCTCTTGGATGCGCTGGAACTGATCAGGGCGCCCCCGATCGAACCAGCTACTACTGCGGCAGCAACCATGTCATTCTCCGATCCATTTGCTGTAATAGGTTTCGACCGGCTGGGCGCCGATCCTCTTGAATAGCGCGCTGGCGTCGGCCTGGATCTTCGAACCCATGAACCAGCGCTGCACGCCGCGGCGGCGCAATTCGGTCTCTACGAAACGGAACATGCGCACGCCAGCGCTGCCGGTGCGCTTGTCTGGATGAACATAGAAAATGTCCATCGTGCAGGTCAGGCAGGTGCTGTAATGCAGGCCCGGGGCGATGAAGCCGATGAAGTAGCCGACCAGCTGGCCGGCATCGCGCAGGGTGACGAACAGCAGGCCGCCGGCACGCTCGCGGTCGATGTAATCGCCATAGCGCGGCGACAGCGGCACCTTGTCCTGGTTCAGTGCCAGTTCCTGGTAGTGCAGCGGCAGCAGCGCCTGCAATTCCTCGAGGCGCTCTTCGAACGATTCGACGTGACAGGTGATCATTTCGACGTCCGAATATCGACAATCATGTGGATCCGGTCTTCAGCGCTGTTGTTGATAACTTCGTGTTCCTCGCTGTTGTCGAACCACCAGACCTCACCCGGCGCCATGTAGACCTGCTCATCACCGGCGCGGAAGACCACGCCCGGCTTGCTCTGCAGGACGATGTGGAAGCGGTCGTAGTACTCGGCATGCGCAGGGGTGTCGCGGTGCGGATAGATCACGCCGCCCGGGGCGATCTTGTTGATCATCACGCGGCCCAGGCGTTCGCCGCCGGTGTAGGTCATCAGGTCCATCACCAGCGGGCGCGCCTCGGGCAGCAGCTTGTAGGCCGGATAGTCCACGTTTTCGTGCTGGTCGTAGGTGGCCAGGTGCTGCTGCAGGGCCTCTTCGGTTTCGTGCACGGTCTTGACCGGGAAGCGCAGCATGATCGACTCGATCGCGGCGAATGGGCCCTGCGGGTAGTCGCGCAAATAGGTGTCTTCCTTCCACAGCTCGGGCCGGCGCTGGATGGCCAGCAGCAGGCGGGTGACGTCGAGACCGCCAGAAAGGCGCAGGAAGTTCTTCATGTGGTGGTGTCCTTGTGTAATCGGGTTAGGCGCCGTCGCGCCAGTTGACGTATCCGCTGCCGCCACCGGCGGACAGGTCGGCGACCTCGCTGCGCATGAGCACCGGTTCGATGTTGGCGCGCTTGACGCTGCCCAGCGCACCGGCCAGATCGTCCTTCAGGTTCTGCAACTCCTGCGCGCCCATGCCCGGGTAGTCGGTGCGCAGTTCCCACGCCAGCATCAGGCGGATCAGGCGGCGATAGCCCGGTGGCATGTCGAAGGTGTCGGTCAGGGCGCTTGCGCGCGTGAACTGCTGGCGCTGGGTGACGGTCAGCGTGCCGGCCTGGTACGGAACCGGGTACAGCGTCAGGGTCGCGTTCGGGTAGTCGTTGTCCAGGGCGGCCCATTCCGGCACGCCGGGCACCGCCTTGACCGCCAGCGCGTCGTA